TTGATAATGGATGTAATCATAAAAAAATGGCCTTTAAATTGGCAACGAAATCGAAGAAAACGTACGGATATCGAAAAACACCCAAAACTCTTCCGGTGACCGTAGGTCACCTTCAGAGTTAGTAGTGAAGGAGGCTACAAGGAACGGAAGCCCCCCTTGCCAACAGCGTAACATGGTAGACATATTATTTAGTATCTAGTATCTAGTATCTAGTATCTAGTATCTAGTATCTAGATTGATTTTTCAATCATATATAATTTCATAAAATATCCTGAACCGGTTACCGTCGGGTGGGCTGGACGTCCCGGTGTAAATGATTTGTTATACACATTGGACCAAAAGGGATGATTCTCAGTAGTTACCGCCCATACTTCATCACATTGATTCTCTTTCATTTCTTGGATTACCTTGGATAATATTTGTTTCCCTAGACCACGATTTTGATATTCCTTATCAATAAAAAATAAACCGACTTGACCTGTCGTAATGTAATACCGAATATATCCAATTTTTACGTCTTTTTTGTTATAATATTCTAATATGACACCCCCCGGTTTTTTATACACAAAATGTTCATTGGGTTCAAGCATTTCGGATGGAACATGTCTTACTTCTCTGAAATCATGTATGAGTAATGGAATACGATGAGTACGATGATTCCATAACCCAAAAAAGGATAACATCTTATACATAATTATATGATAATACGTGACAGAGAAAACTTTATATTTTTATATCTTACATTAAAATTGAATTTCCTTTGTGATTTTATCTCATTTTTGTACAAAACAAATATGTACCGACATCGTGACAATGACCGTGGTAGGGGGTTCGTATTTGGGATCCGTTCGGTGGTTCTTAGAGACAATAATGGTGGTCATTCTGATTTCACTAGCAATGCTTACGCACGACATAGTTTATATTCTTTCAATCATATTAAACACAAAGAAATAAAAATATACACTGAAAAACAAAACAAACAAATAGAATATCGTAATCTGTTTCATGAATTACCACAACTCACCTTGTGAGTTGGTTGTTAAAAGTATCATAAAAAATATTACCTACGGGTCTTATTTTTTTTACCACCACGTGCTTTTTTACTATAGTTATGTTTGGAAAGTTTTTCTACAAAATCTGTCCCTTTTATTACGTTATCTGAACTAAATTCATAATCACCAGTATCGTCTCTATACTGATTTTTCCAATCAAAATCAGTATCTACCTCTACTGTTATTTTTATGTCCCGGTCGCCTATATAATTACCATCCTTATCAGAATACTTAATGTCTTTGGTGAAATTTGCATCCATAACTCCATACGTATTTGATTCTGTTATATTTTCAAATGTATATCCATTTTTATCAAGAAAAACAAATATTTTTTGTAATTCTCTTTGTCCATATGTATAATCTGCCATTTTTACTATATATATATAATTTATTATTTATTTTAGACCCCCATGTCTAAAATAAATATAAAAAACTGGTCGGAATGAATGGCATGCGATATGCCATTCATTTCTTTTTTTTACAAAATAGGTAACCATCCCAAAATATACTATGGGAAATATTTTGCCAGATATATTTCGGATGACCACGAAGGACTGGACCTAGAAGTAAGACCTCTCTTGGAATATTCCATTGAAATCTATAGAAAAACTAAACATCTTTCCCCATTAAAATCAAAAATACATATTGGTGTATTGTCTATGTGTAGGGACGATGTGATTCCTACTTATTCCAGCAAACGAGAAATCCAATGTTTTGATTTTTACCACGATTATGACGAAACCTATATCAATGGTAAATTATTGCCTGCTCAAATGGTTTGATGAATCCATTTTTTTACGAGTTGGTAATCAATGGGGTCTTTGTTTTCACATACTTCTATCTTAGTATTTATTGACTCTACCGATCCTGAAGTAAATAATAACCACCCGTCTATCTTTTGATCACTCATACGGATCGTATATTTGGTCGGTAACACGTCTATGGTCACAATTTTCGCCGTATTGATAATGATATTGGTTAATTTCAGGAATCTTGTCATAATGGGATTACAATAAAAAATAGTGTGCGTATTTTTTATTTCAATTTTTGTTTTTCTATACGGGCTTTGTCAAAAACCACAGCAACATCCATTGTCCTACCAAAACCTTCTGTTTTTTCTAATATATACTGTCCACATGGACCACAATGATCTTCATTTGATAAATCTATTTTGCGGTTCAATTGCGAATTACAATTTTCTATTCTCCATCTGCCAACGGGTTTTGGTAGTTCTTTTGATATACATTTTTGTAAAAAAGTTATTATATATTTCATAATATACAATAACTACTATATTTATTTTTATATATTTTCCGATGTAAACTCGGATTATAGAACATCTACATAACTACCATAATCCGGCATTTGTGCATCTAATATTTTGGATATATGAAATACAATGGTCCATGTGTTGTCTATATTCATATCGGATTTTTCTTGCTTTATGATTTGTTCTATTCCCCATAATATTTTACTAGTGGCATTGTACAACAAAGTATCACATACCATAGATGTGGTAAATAAATCACCAAGAAACAGTCTTTCTACATCATTTTTCAAGATTTTTCTACTCCATAACACGGCAAAATCTACTTTACTACTTATACCGTTAGCCATACCATTCCAATAGACTTCTTTGCGAATCACTTTGTTCGCAATCTCCGCACACACTGAATGTAATATACGGTTAACAAATTCACCCGACAACACTTGTCCATTTTGGTTCGCCACCGAGATTTTCATATTATGAGTAAATTTTTCGGTCATGGTACACGGGTTGTATTATACATTATATATAACGATAATTTTATATGAATTTTTATTATCGGATGGTTTTGTAACCATCAAATTCTTTATTTTTGTATAAATATGAGATGCTTTCATCAAAAATATATACAATCATATTATGATTTTCATTGTTATTATAATTTATTCGGTATACATAAAAATTCCCCCCTGAATACCAATTATCCCTACGAAATAAGGTTATTTTCCTCAATAAATGATACCGATAATCGTCTTGGGCAATTTGATTCATGTATTTTCCATTTCGGTATTTGATTCTTCCATCATATTCCAGAATACGATGTACAATTTCTAGTGGTAACTGGTTCATATTCCTCTGGACTCTTATATAACAATATGTTTACGCCCTTGAAGATTTAAAATGGGACCAAGAAAAAAAGCCAAAAGAAAATATAATTATGGAACCTGACGTAACAAATATTAAACCATTTATTAGAATTAATTTGTGTGGTATTTTTTTATTTTCTACAAGTGACCTATTTATGAATTCTAATGATTTGGAAAATAAAAAAACAGAACCAAATAAGCAGCAAGATAAAATAATAGAATTGTACATTGAATTAGTACATCATGATAGTTTTAAGTAATTCCGTCCCATTTTAAATCTTCAAGGGTTTGTATGAATTTACTGCACAAATCATACAAATATTTGGTTATATCTGAGAATAATGATGGTGATCTTTTGTATTTATAAATCATAAAATTATAATAACAACCTTGGTTGATAAAGATATATTGAACCTTATCTATATGATTCTTTGTAAGAATAAGATGTACTTTTTCGCCATAATAAGAAGCTGTATGTGCAGCTTTTTTTTTGTCACAATAAATTTTGTTTCTAATATCTGATATGATCAGATACCCCCATTGTAAATGATTCGGATACGATAGTATTTCGGGCACGGTTAGTAACATTTGGTATCTATCATCGTCTTTACAAATTTGATTCATATATTTTCCATTTCGGTATTTGATTCTTCCATCATATTCCAGAATACGATGTACAATTTCTAGTGGTAACTGATTCATTATGCTCATATATAACGATAATTATATATGAATGTAGTGGATGCCTTCATATTCCTCTGGACTCCACGCTTCGCAGAGTCGTCCTTCAGAATATGCGTTGCCACATGCAATACGTTCTCGGCATCCCTACGATCTTCTTCCACCTTACAGGCATGCGAAGCGTCTAATCGCTTCGCAACACCACCAATTCTATAAAGATCATGCACCAGGACTCCTATGTCGTCCTTGCGCATGATGCCGGAGAAACCTTCCGCTAGCGCTTCAGGTTTTCCGGCAATCTAAATATTCTTCATCATAGAATATGCCTTGCTTTTACTGTCCATGATGGGTTTATCATCTATTTTGATATATCCTTGGGATTCATACCAATGTAAGAGTCTTGAATTACCTACAGCAGTCAGTGATAACTGATTACAATTCATCTGTTTCGCTTTTTGTTCGGCTAGTTCCATAAGTTGTTTTCCGTCTTTTGAATTTGTTCGCGAACAAACCAATGTAATAGATATTATATTAAATGCAGGTATTAACTTACATAATATAAAACTATATACATGATGTTCGGTTTGTCTTGTCCTTACTTGACCTATTTGTGCTTTAACGGACGACCTAACAAACCCAAAATCATAATCTTGTAAACGGGCTTTAATATAGTCTGTGCCTATTTTCTCTTGGCAAATTTCATCTCCTTGCTTTCGTAAAAACTTCTCTACTATATTCGGGGTTTTCCGCTCAAAATATTCAAAATTTTTTGGCAATTCCATATTTGTTTTGTGATATATATATAATATCTATATATTTCAATTTTACGACGCTACCCACCATAAAATTCAGATTATCTGCCAACGAGCGTAGCGAGTTGTGCAAGTCTCGGAGCGAAGCGACGAGACATAGTCTGATCACCACCCCCGTCTTGGTAATAAATATGTTTTATATGCGACATATTTTATGTGATTTTTTGTCCCATCAAGGGTGTGGAGAGTTTTACGGAGGTACGACTTGTCGTATCGGAGAAAAATACCTCCATATTCTTCTGGACTCCTATGTCGTCCTTCAGAATATGACACCGAAACTCCAGCTTCGCTTCCATTTCGGCTTGCATTCTACGGACGACGTAGTCAGGCGTAGAATAAAAACTAACAAATATTGTTATCATGTTCGTTTACAAAAAAAAGTTCCAGACGTTCTTTGCTCACCGAATAAGGTACTATCATAGGAGCGGTATTTGTCTCATGTGAAGTTGTACAACTGGTCAATACATAATACATACAATGAAATTTTTCGGTATCACTTAGCTTATTATAGTCAGATTTGACTTCTTGGATCTGTTCCGCAGTCATTTTTCCCTCGTATCGTTTCTCATATTCTATGATTAACTTGGTATAATCTGTATTGTACAATTCCCACCCGATCCCATACACAATTCCATCATAATAAATACCCATTGGTTGTAGTAGTATATTACTATTACTTTATTTGTGTTTTTTTATACAATTAAATCGCGTAGTGATACCGAGAACATAGGCAATAAACCATATTGAATTCATCTATTACTGAATAATATGTCTTCTTGGAACCAATTACCATAATCAATATATATCCCTTTCACCACCGATACTTTCAGACCCTCATTCGTTGCCCAATAACTTATTTCTTTTTCGGCGATTGTCCCCTGAATTTGTATGGTTACAAATGAATATCTACTATAAAAGCGGCGATACCGTTGAAACCGCATGCGTTCCAACATCAAGGGGTAATTCTTGTCAGGATCCAATATTTTATTCATGTATTTGCCATTTCGGTAGGTCATTGTCCCATCGTATGTGAGTATTTGATGGACGATTTCTAGGGGTAATTTGGTGAATATCTCCATCTCCATCTATATCTATCATAGTATACTTTGGTGTTTTTACGTCCCTAGAACGTTAGTCTAATATGTATGTGTATGACCGATGATTTAATATGGCGTTCTTATCCATAGTTAAGGAATAACGATACACTACTGTTTCTGGAAGAATCCCGATGAACCAATAAATGTAGTAAGGTCTATAAAAAAGGATGAGGTTTTCCTTATTAGTGGTCACCGTATAATATATCGGGTTTCTTGGGTACAAAATTCTTTGTGTTATCATATCATTTCTTGGATCGGATTTGGCAATCTGATTCATATACTTACCATTTCTATATTTCAGGACCGTATCATACGACAAAATATGATGTATGATGTCCTCGGGTAGGTCGGAGAATAACCACATACATTAATCTAGGTAACAGTCATAGCTTTATTCTATTTCTATCACAATTTTTTATAGTATAAATAAGTATTATATCATGAAGATTACTACACATATTTCATTTTACTATAATTCAGATAGATTTTGTTATATAAATCGTATTATTCAAGAATGTAATCATTATCCATTCACGACGGATATTTTTATTCATACAAACAATCATTTTTCAAATGAACTATTACATGAATATACAAATGGTACGATTCAAATTATGGTTCATGATTTATCAAACATTCATCCATATATGTTAACATGGAAATGTAGAGATTTATTAAAAAATCAAAGCAATGAATATGATATTTTTATGTATATTGAAGATGATATCTTGGTACCGAAAGACGCCATATTGTACTGGTTAAAATACAACGAAGTACTTGTACAACATAGCTATAATTTAGGATTCGTTAGAATTGAAACATTGGATGGTGAAGAATATATTACCGATATTCCGAAAAATAAAAATTTACATAAATTGCTGAAATATGATCAAATCGTGTCTGTTACAAAGAGTGACAGAGACAGTCTATCAGATACAAACGAATTATTTGTTATTAATGAAAAATATCCATACTGTGCTTTTTGGATTTATAACAAATCTGAATTTCATAGATTTATACATAGTGAATTTTACAAATTACCGAATAATATTGGAAATTATGGTAATTATGGTATTAGAGAACACTCTGCTTTTGGTCTTCATGAAATAAAAGCTAATTGGTATAAACATACCATCATTCCGGTGGTTGAACACGAAAATAACAACGCGTCTAATATAAAATATCTATTACATCCTTCATGTAGAATCTATCATTTACCAAATAATTATGTTACGAATAGTAGTAACGATTTTGCTACAATTAAATTCAGTGAATGTATTCGTAATATTTGATTGTTTTGCGTATGGTTTTGTATTTATTAGTATAATCCTATATTATCCTATTTTATGGAAAAACATATATTTATTGATTCTACACAGTCGGTTACCCCTATGTGTATTTTAGGTGGTGAATGTAATACAGATAAAAGTCCATTCGCTCTTGATAGTATTTGCTGTAAACATCGTAAAGGATATACATCGGTTTATTCCTTATTATTTTCACGTTTTACAAATACAAAAATAAATATTGCCGAAATTGGAATTGAAGCCGGTGCAAGTTTATTATTATGGAGTAAATATTTTGAAAATGCTGATATTCATGCGTTTGAAATTGATAATATGAAAATACAAAATTGTAAAAATTTGAACATACAAAATGTTATATACCATAACATTGATGTATCGGATGAAAAAAATTTCAATGATGCATTTACGAATTCTAACATGTTGTTTGATATTATTATAGATGATTCAAGTCATATCATTGAACACCAAAATGTCATCATTAAACATGCTGCAAAATATTTGCAGCATGGTGGTATTTTGATTGTTGAAGATATTCAAAGAGATTGTGATATTTCTTCATTTGCCATTGATGAAAACGAGTGGTTTTTTTATACTTTTATTACTTGTCATCATAATAATCGTTACTGTTCTGATAATGACAAAATTTTGTATTTAGTCAAAAAATAAAACGAAATTATATTCCTAGGTGCGTAGAATTTTAAGAAAGAGGTCTTCTCTATTGCAAAAGTTTTCTAGGTTCTTCTTCATTTAGGAATATTTTCATAGACATGCAAAGTTTATCAATATAGTGACAAACTTTGCATTATGGTATAAACATTTATCAATATTTTCATAAAGGAACATGAATGATGTACTGCGTAGTATTTCAAGAAAGAGGTCTTCTCTATTGCAAAAGTTTTTTAGGTTCTTCTTCATTTAGGAATATTTTCATAGACATGCAAAGTTTATCAATATAGTGACAAATTTTGCATTATGGTATAAACATATATTCATAGTTTCATATATAAATATGAAAATACATACATGTGAATGTTGTAATTATACTACCAATAAAGGATGGATATATAGAAATCATCTTATATCTAATAAACATATGAAACGTCAAATATCTACTCAAGATTTGGTACATATATGTGAATATTGTACAAAAAATTACAAAACACCTTCTGGTCTTTGGAGACATGCAAAAATTTGTAAAAAAAAGCCTGCACCCCCTGAAACCGTCTTGTTAGAACGTATTACGCACCTAGAAAATGAAATCCTAGAAATCAAAAATACTCCCATTCAGACAGTTTCGGGTGAATTGATACATAATTCTATGGTGGTTAACGCCCCCGTTACTGCTCCTATAACAACCAATACGAATTCCAATAATACCAATAGCAACAACACCAACAATATTTATATCAACTATTTGAATACCAATTGCAAAGATGCCATGAATATTACTGATTTTGTCAAATCTATGGTCTTTTCCCAAGAAGATATGCTCCGATTTCTGACCGATCATTACGACAAAGTCTTGGCAAAACTCATTACCGAACGGTTGGAACAATTGCCCACGACCCAACGTCCACTACATTGTATCACCTCTACGATGGATACTTCGGCAGCCTTTGCGGTAAAAACGACCGAATGGAAACAAGAAGAACACGAAGAACTCCAGACGCATATACGTGACGTGGAAGACGACGACGAATATTTATCTATGACCATTCCGAATACCCTAGATGAAATCAAAGACAAAGTATTTGATACCTACGAAGAAGAACGGAAAGCCGAACCCAAATTGAACCCCATACGTCCCAAAATGTGCGGTGGAAATGGTACCGAAGGCAAAATCCGTATTTTGAATCATTTGTTGGACAAAGATTCCTTACAATTATCTACCTAGAAAATGTACGTTTATAATCATATACAAAATATATACTGGATTTAGTATAATATGGAAACCATCCAGGCAAAACACGCTCAATTCTCCCGTACACCCGGGGATATCAATGAACATTTACCGACGCTCTATCAGTATGCCAAAGAATGTACCCGAATTTTGGAAACGGGAGTACGTGGTTGTGTGTCTAGTTGGTCCTTGGTATCTGGACTATTGGATAACGAACATCCCCAAGGAAAACGGTACATGTTGTTGAATGATATCAAGGAATGTACTATCACTGAATTCCTTCAGTGTACCCAACCATTGGACATTCAGATAGAATCGCAATGGAAAAACAATTTGGATCTAACCCTAGAAGAAAACGTGGATATGACCTTTATTGACACCTGGCATGTCTATGGTCAACTCAAACGTGAACTTGCCAAATTTGCGCCCATAACGAACAAATACATCATTATGCATGATACTACCGTAGACGAAATCGTCGGTGAAACCATCCGTAACGGATGGAATGCCGAAGAACAATCGGCACAAACCGGTATTCCGGTAGAAGAAATCAATTGTGGTTTAGGGAAAGCCATTGACGAATTTTTACAAGAACATTCCGACTGGGTATTGAAAGAAAAATTCACTAATAACCATGGTCTCACTGTATTACAAAAAATAACCTAGAAATATCTTGGTATTTATAGGTAATCAACCATGAACGAAATCGTCATAAAACACCCCAAAATCATAGATTTTTATTCCAAAAATAAACATCTAGATGTGGAAGTCATCAACCTGGCATTGATTGATTTCTATGATACCTTCTTGGTCAACCAAGAAATGATTACCAAGAATTCTGCCCAAGAAATCCTGTCCAGTATTCAGTCATTACAACACGGTCTGGAATCCCAAGTAATGTCCAAATTCTATGAAATCAAACATAGTTACCTAGAAGACCTCAAAACGGTCTTGGAACATCAATCCAATACCCAATGTTTGAAAATCATGGAACGGATTGAAAAAGAAAACGTCCATCTCTTGGAAAAGACCCAATATATGGTACAATCTATGGCACCTAATACCCAATTTCAACACGAACATGAACAATTGGTCCGACAATTCCGAGAAGAAATGATGAAACTCATAGAACCGATGAAACATGATTTGTCTATGGACAAAATTCATTTGGTGATTTCCAAAGAATATCATCAACTATTGGCGCAAATACAACAACAGGTTGTACAACACGAACAACGATTACAACATAAAATGGGGGAAATCAAAGAATTGTCGTCTACCAACCAAACGTACCAAGAAAAAATCAGCCAAGATATGAGTACGTTTTTGAGCCAATACAAAATATCGCAAAAAAAGGGGGAATTCGGAGAACAATTGTTGTATCAATGTCTATGTTCGGTATTTCCGTCGGCGGAAATCAACCAAACGACGGGTACGACCAGTTCCGGAGATTTTATAATGAAACGTACCGGCAAACCCACCATTTTGTTTGAAAATAAAAACTACGAATCTGCCAATGTACCCAAGAAAGAAGTGGACAAATTCCTCTTTGATGTCCAACAACAACAATGTTCCGGTATTTTCATGTCCCAAAAATCGGGGATTGCGCTTAAACAAAACTTTGAAATTGAATTGCACCAGGGACATGTCTTGGTTTATTTACATCATATGAACTATGACCAAGACAAATTGTTAGCTGCGTGTGACATCATTGACCGTCTAACCGAAAAATTCCGAGAACATCCTCAAGAAGATGTCACTGTTTCTCAAGAATTGTTGCAATCCATCCACCAACAATACCAAACGTTCTTGGACAAACGTGAACGTATTCTGAGCCAAATGAATGATCAACACAAAAAGATGGTGGCGGATATCAAAGAATTGAGTATGGGAGAATTGAACTCTTGGTTATCTACGATGTTTGCCTCTACCCAACGTAGTAGTAGTAGTAGTAAAACTGCTGTAGTAGAACCGTCATTACAAAACGAACTGATCCCTGCTCCGACATTACTATGTGATATCTGTCATGTTTTTATGACAGACAACCCGCGTTCACTGAATGCTCATAAACCGGCATGCAAACGAAAACATCCGGTGGTAGAATCATGTTGATATAGTATATAAGATGCAGATATGGATACACGTAAGAAAAAACCTACTGTTTTAGGACGTCGTCGTCGCACACGAAAAGGTACATTACATAGACGCATTCCATTAATACGTCGTTACCTACCGAAAAAACCATCACCATCCTCACCTGACAAAAAACCATCACCACTCATCAAAATCTCACCAAAAATATCTATCAACACACCATTCAAACCATCTAACAAACCGCCAGGAAAGCCAGGACCAGGAAAGCCAGGACCAGGAAAGCCAGGACAACCAGGACAACCAGGACAACGAGGACCAGGACAACCAGGACCAGGAAAGCCAGGACCAGGACAGCCAGAACCAGGACAGCCAGAACCAGGACAGCCAGAACCAGGACAACCCGGACCAGGACAGCCAGGACAACCAGGACAAG